AAGTGGAGCCATTCCACGACGTGCACGAACTTCGTTAGGAGTAATAACTTGATCCTTAAGATAACGATCATCAATTCTTGATTGAGTTTCTTCATCTGTAAGTGCAAGCTCATTAAATCTTAAAACAAAATCAGTAGTGATCTCTTGAATAATCCTATTGATTTTAACCTCAAGCTCTTCTTGTCTTGGGCGACAAACTTGCTCTTTAAATGTCTTATCAGCATCTTTAGCATTTGCTAAGGATACACCTTGTGGCATACCAATTTTTGATACTGGAACACGGTGAGCAATAAGAATACGATCTCTATTTTCTACTGCATAGTTCTTGAATGAAGAGTCTTGCACTCCCGCCTCAATTGGCTCCATATTAAACTCTACACGACTATTTTCTCCGTCTGAAGGCAACGGGATATAAAGTGTTCTATGGTTTCTACCCTTAAGGCCAGTCTGGAAAAATTCAAGCAATTTACGCTCTGAGTCAGCAGTAAGCTTTGCACCTTTAACAGTAATGATATATCTTGGGACTGCTTTGTTTTCAAAATAATCCAAGTTAAATCTCTGAGCAAACTCATCTCCCGCTAATGCATTCTTTGCAGAAAGAATATCTGGAACACCATAATATGTGTTTGATGGAGTAAATACTTTAAAATGAATTACTTCATTTGGTTGTGGATCCGTACCAATTTGATCAGGTGTTTCGGTATCTCCAAAATTTCTAAAGAAGGTGTAGCGGTTATAAACTACCTGAACAAATCCATCACGGTGACGACGAATTCGCATTGTAGTTGTTGGTATGTGACCTAAGTAACCGATTTTACCATTTGTGGTTCTTCCCACTTCAAGATAGGCGTTACCCGTTGATTCTAAATCAATATAAACCTTTTTCATAGTTTCAATAAATGAATCATCAGAGTTAAGTCCCTCAACGTACTCTCTTAAAGCAACTTTTGATTGTTCAATCTTTGAGCGAAGCTTATCTAACTTTTTATTGTTATCCATCACTTCTTCAATTTTTTGAGTTGTTGACCAAGTATTTTCAAACTTATATCCCAAGCCAACTACGTTTGCTGCTTTAGCATTTACTGCAGAATGATGATAGGGAGAGATATCATAAAGTTGTGCAAGATAAAGCATGTTATATGGAGGCTGTACTATTTGAAATAATGAATAACCAGTTAAATCAAGTGGGTCAAGCTTTTTAGATTTTGCATCGCCTTGACCAGTAAAAGATTTTTCTAACCTGTTTGCTCTACGTCGCAAATTTTCATTAATGCCTTCTGATTTTTTAATCTCATCCCAAGTTACATCAAATGGATCGGGGAAAGTATCTTCCGACTTAGTAACTAAATTATAGTCTTGTCCATTATAAGCATATACTGTGCCGTCTTCGTCTTCATCTGCTACTGTTAATTTAGCCAAGTTTCATCTCCCTCATTTCTTTTACATATTCCATCATTGCTGGTAGATCTTGTGGATCGGGAACTAATCCTAGTTCCGCCCGAGCCTTCTGTTCTTCAAGCTCTTCTTCAGTAACTTGCCTATGTCCAGAAAAGAATAAGGGTCTTCCTTCTGTTAAACCTTCTTGTCTTGCTGCATTCTTTAACTTCTGAATCTGTCTAATATCTCCACGCATTGACGGGATGCTTAATGTGTTGCCATCTTCATCACGTACAATAGACTTGTCTGGCATCTGCCAAACATAGACTCCATAATTAACTTCTTCGACTGGTGTTACTTTCATTCTAGGCATATATATATTCTACCATTCTGTATGAATAAAGCGTAAAAAATGTACACAAGATTGCTATTTTTTACTATAAAAAGTGTTATTTATACCAAAAACCAGTTGACATGTACTTAAAACCTTTTGTTACCTGCTTTGCCTCATGAAAATAAGGTCGTTTGGAAGGAAAGATTATCATGCTTCCAGCTTCTGGCTTTAAAAGTATTCCTTGTTCTCTAAACTCTATCTCTCCGCCTTCACAATCATCATTTAAATATATTACAAGTGATAGGGCAAGGTTTGTGCCAGCTTCCTGATCTTCATCAAAAAAATTATCAACATGAGGACCCATTCCCTGTCCCTCAAAATATTTATTGATTCTGAATTGATCTGAAAACCCTGCATTGATATTATGAGCTAGGGAGTAGTCGCTTATGCACTCTTTAATTGCATTTTCAAAAATATCTCTTATTTCAAGCATTTCTTCATCGTAAGAAGATCCGACATATTTATTTGAATAGTATCCTTCTCTGAATTTTCCATAAAGCATTGCATTATCGCTAGACATCCAAGGCTTCCATTGAGATATTGGAGAATATGGTCCAGCAAAAGTATCTGGCTCTTCAAGCTTTTTTATTATATAATCTGGTTTGCTTATAACATTTTTATAATAAAAAATATTTTCTTCTAGAATTTCTTTATTCATCATACTCTGGAAGAACAGGCACAATGCCCTTTTCTCTATCTTCCGCCCACTTTTTATAAGTTATTTCTTGTCCTGCTCTTATTTCTGCAAGTTCATCTGCCCAGGCTTGTCTTTGCTCATCCGTATATACAGAATCAGCTCTGTCCCAAAAAGATCCAACCGTATATCTTTCTCCAGAGGTTACGGTAGTTACCATGTGTTGATTTTCATGACCACCATTAAAAATAGCAATCATTCCACGTCTAGGCTTTATATTTATATCAGAGTCTTTAAACTTTAATGAGCCACCTTCAAAATTATCATTTAAATAAATAAAGGCAGCATATTTACTTTTTTGAAAAGCAGTTGGATTTCCATGCTCATCCGAATTGTCTGAATGATAATCTGCAAAAGCTCCAGTAACCCATTTTTGTGCATGATAACTTACTTCTGCTAACTCTGTTCCTATTGCTTTTTCACAAATATCTTTCATTTTTATTTTAAGTTGATTAAAATAATCTCTTGGTAAGCCAAATGCATTAAGGTTATCATCATATGGCCAATAACCCATAGCCAGTGATCCGTAAAAAGAAATTTCATTCCATTTTAACCAACCATTTTCAACTATCATATCCAAATAACCTACGACAGCATCACACTCTTTATCAGATAAAAAATTATCTACAATATAAATTTCTTTACCCAAATCAATTATTTCGCTCATGCTTATTCCTTTTCTGGTAGTTCTGTAATTGTCCAAAAGAATGGGGCAGTATACCTACAGCCCTCTGTTACTGGAGTAACTCCATGAATAAAATTCTTATCTCCTGGAAAAAAGTATGCTGCTCTTGGCTTTGGTTTCAAAGCTATTTTTTGCAATGGAAAATAAAGTTCTCCACCCTGATAGTCATCATTTAAATAAAAAACAGTCCCTATATCATACCAAGGAAAGTTGTTTGGCTTTCCAGCATCTGGGCCTTCATGCAATTCTTTATCTGCGTGAGGTAATTGCATTGCACCTACAGGCCATCTTACAATTGCTGGTCCAGAAGGCATAACCTTTACATTATAAAAGTCTTCTATTCTTTCTTTTAACCTTAAAACAACTTTTTCTAATATTTCAATTACTTTAGGGTTATTTTCTTGCAAATTGCCTGTTGTTGCAACTCTATCTTTCCATACATTTGCTTGATAAATTAATGTACCATTTTCATTTCTGTTATCTTCTGTAATATCCCAAACAGTGTTATTTCTTGCATAGTCCAAAAGATATGATTGTTCTTCCAAGGTCATAATCTCCTCTACCTCTTGCACCATATCAGGGGAATCTCCAAAATATCCCGAAGGAGTTATGGACTGAGCCATAGTTCTTACTTCTTCACTATTTAAATAAAAGCCTTCTTTATTCATATCGTTTTCTTGACCATACATGTTTTTTATAAGCCCCGCCTTCTTTTACTCTAAATTTTTTTGCTTGGTAATCATGTCTTTCTAAAATTTCTTCATAACTATAGTGCTTTACTTCCATCTGCCAATCATCTCTTTTAAAAGGTATTATTTGTACATAAGGAGTTCCTGCTGGCAAAACCCCTTCAAAATCTTTTTTAAGAAAAAATGGCATTAATCCAGGCGTATCCATATCATCATTATCTATTATACCAGCTACGGTTATGAATGGTAAGTCAAACCTATTTAAAGGACTTACGTACATTGCACTATAACCTTTTGGTAAGCTTGGTGCAAAATTAGGATACCAGTGAAAATGGCTTTCCCCATAACCCTCTGGACTATTAAAACCTGGCATTGCTGGTCTTGATCCACAAAAATCTTCAAATCCAGGCTCTGTTTTTACAATAATACTTCCATTAACTTTTTCAAAAGTAAGATCACATGGTGTGACATAAAAATATCCAGATGTAAATACGTCCAAAAGGGCTGGGCATGTTTTAAAATTTAAAACCTTATCACCTTTATAATCAATAAAATAATCTCCAGTGGCCTTGTTCATAAAATATCTATCTGACCCAGAAAACCATTTAGGTATTTGCGTTTTTGCTGGCACTGGGTAATACTTTTCAGATAAACTATTGTAATATCTATTTGAATGAAATGTTATTTTATTCATTTTCAACCTTTAATCTCAATGCTTTTACTTCGTGATTTCCTATGCTTCTACCCAGGTGATCAACGGCATTTCTATAAAAATTACTCCATTTGCCAGAACTGTTTATACTAGCTACAACCTTCTCATAATCTTTATTTTCTGATTCTGTAAATGTTTGTTTAAATTCAGATATATTTTTTAGTATTACTGTGGAATTTTGCAAGTTAGACATTGATATGGGAATTACAGATATAAATGGCGTATTTGCTTTTATAGTAATTGGCACATTTGCCCTAGTTATTCTCCAAGCACATGGCAAATTCCCAGAATAAAAAGATGTACTTATAACAGCTGTAAAAGGCTGTGCTCCATCAATAAATTGATTTGGCACTGGCATTTGTAGCAAACTCATGTTTTCTTTTGTCCTAAACATTAATCCTGTATTAAAACTAATTGTTGCATTAGCTCTTTCAGTATATACATATTTTTCACCTTTTAAAACTTTTACGTGGTGGGGGGAAGAATCTGATATCCCGTCCCATATAAAAGTTATATCTTCTGGAAAAGATAATCCCCAACCTAGGCTATTGGTTAAACTTACAGGAAAGCAATTGTATGCATGACGGTCATATGTTTCATCCATCCAGTCTCTTTTCACGGATAGCTGTGATATGTCTGCACAATTTTCAGACCTATAAACCTCAATACTTTCCATTGGTTTTATTCGTAAATTCCTGCATATTTTTTTTCTAAGATTTCAAATTCTGGTCCATGTGCGGCCTCAGTGTAATCCAGCATTGTTACAACTGAATACTTTAATCCAGATGACACTGGCTTTGCCGTATGAGAATATATAAAAGCTGAAGGAAACAATACTAGGTCTCCCGCCTCTGGGGTAATAGTAATTCCAAATTTATTAAAATACAATTCTCCCCCCTCATAATCATCGTTTAAATAGCCAACAGATGATAGGGTGGCTATATAAGAATATCCATGATCTGAATGTTCTTGAAAATGCTGTTTTGGTCCATACTTAATAAAATTCATTGCTTCCCAGTACTGAAGTGGGGCTATTCCAAACATGTTTCTATAATCTTCTATGGCACTTAGCTGAGCATCTTTACAATCTTGCCAAATTTGCTCTCTATCATTTTGTGCTTTTGATTTGCCTTCTTTTTCAGGACTATTTTTCTTTATTTTATGATCAAAACAATCTCTATATGAAAGATTCATGTTATCCCAACCTGTATAGGCTTGGTTCCATTTGTACTCTCCATTGCTTTCAGAAATTGCATTTTCTAAACGCTCTATAATATTTAAAGACTTATCAAAGGTATTTTTATATAAAATAATTCCTGGTCCAACTACTCTTGCATTTGCTAACATTTTATGTCCATTCTCTATACAAACAATTATACCACTATAAAATTAATATAGTGGTATAAAAGATTTAATATTTTTTTATTAACTTACTCTAGGGGTTCTAAATGCTGGTGGGCTAAAGAACGAAGGTGGGCTAAAGAACGAAGGTGGACCAAAGAACAATGGTGGGCTAAAGAAGTTTGGTGGACCAAAGAACAATGGTGGGCTAAAGAAGTTTGGTGGACCAAAGAACAATGGTGGGCTAAAGAAGTTTGGTGGACCAAAGAACAATGGTGGAGCAAAGAACAATGGTGGAGCAAAGAACAATGGTGGGCTAAAGAACGAAGGTGGGCTAAAGAATGTAGTAACAGTTGATGAATTTGCAGATATTCCTGAAGTTCCGTTTGCATTAACAGCGGAAATTGCAAAATAGTGGTTTGATCCTGCAGTTTCACCAATTACTATTGATGTTACGTTACCAGCATTTACAGCAGCTCCGCCATTATCATAATAATTGTAAGAAGTTATTGCTGAACCGCCGTTTGCTGGAGCTGACCAGCTTAGGGTGTCTGATGCATTTACGGTACTTGTTAAAGATGGTGCTGATGGGGTTGCTGGGACTGTTGTTGCTGTTACTGAGTTTGAAGCAGAAGATGCAAGC